GGGGGCCATAGCTCAGCTGGGAGAGCGCCTGCATGGCATGCAGGAGGTCAGCGGTTCGATCCCGCTTGGCTCCACCACTTCGACATTAGGCCGTCGAAGCATCTACAACTTGAAGTTTTCGTGCGTCCCCATCGTCTAGAGGCCTAGGACATCACCCTTTCACGGTGGCGACCGGGGTTCGAATCCCCGTGGGGACGCCAATTCTTGAAAACCCCGACCCTGGTCGGGGTTTTTCTTTGCCTGTGATTCCTGGGAAGGCCCTATCCATGCCATGCGTGGATGGCTTCACCCCGCTCATGGCTCAGAACCGCCGGTACATCCCGATCGACGCCGGTGCCGTCGGCGCAAACCCGAACTGTGCATACAACCGATGTGCCTCGCCGTCGGCCAGCAGGCTGACATACGCCGATGGCGGCAGGTTGGCCTGCATCCAGCCATCCAGGCGCCGCATCACCTCCTTGCCCAGTCCCTGCCCCTGCAACCGCGGCAGCACCGCGATGTCGCAGACCTGCAGATGGCAGCCGCCATCTCCCACGATGCGCCCCATCGCCACCAGCTCGGACCCTTGGTACGCGCACACGCCGAACAGCGTGTTCGGCAGCGCGCGCGTTGCCGCTTCCCGGCTCTTGGCACTGAGGCCTGCAAGCACACGCAACCGGCAGTAGTCCTCGACCGTGGGCACCGCTTCGCGGAACAGGCAGGTGACGGAATCGTTCATGCGGTATCTCCTGTGGGTCGGGCTATCCTGCCGCATCCACGTCGCAACCGCTGCGACCCTCGCCCGCAGAGTCCCCATGTGCTATTCCGCCCTGATCCGCGCCGACTACGCCAAGCTGGTGCGCGAGTTCGGCGCCATCCTGTCGCTGGAAGAGTTCGCCGAACTGTATGCGCACGATCCGGGCAAGAAACGGCCCAAGACCCCGAAGGCGATGGATGACGGGTTCGCCGGGGCACGTACCGAACAGGGCCGCGACATCGTGGCGAAGATCCAGCAATGGCACGCGCAGGAGCAACAGGCACTGGAGGCCGAACTGGCCCGCCAGCGCGAGCGGCGCGACATCGCCCATGCTGCCCTGGCCACCCGTCCCACCCAGAAGGCGCGCAACGACCTGCGCGTGGCCGGCAACCGCATCGAGCGCGCGCAGGCCCGGCTGGAAGACCTGCACCGGGTACAGCTGCTGCCGCGCGACAACCGCATTTTCCCCGGCACCTACGCGCCGGTGATGGTCAGCGAGCACGGCCAGCGCGTGATCCGCCCGATGCGCTACCAATGCCGGCTCCCGGACAAGCCGGCGCGCAACGACGTGCTATACCCCGGCACCTACAACGCGAGGCGTGACAGCCTGGAAGGCTACTGGCGCGGTGCGTTCGGACTGCGCCACGGGGTGGTCGTGGTGCAGGCGTTCTACGAGCACGTGCCGCGCCACGCGATGGCTGGCCGCAGCCTGGAGGCCGGCGAGAAGGAACAGGACGTGGTGCTCGAATTCCGTCCCGATCCGCCCCGCGACCTGCTGCTGGCCTGCCTCTGGGCGGAGTGGGAGGGGCCGGAAGGCCACCTGCTGTCATTTGCTACGATCACCGACGCTCCTCCCAGCGATGTCGCCGCTGCCGGGCATGACCGTGGCGTGGTACCGATCCGCAGGGAACACCTGGACGCCTGGCTCAATCCCGACCCGGAAGACCTCGCGCGCCAGTACCGCATCCTGGATGACCGCGAGGAGATCCGCTACGTGTACGAGGAAGCGGGTTGAGTGCCACGCCCTGGCGGTCAGCAGTGGGGGCTCAGGCCTTGACGCTGGTGCGGCCCACTGCACGCGCCAGTGCACGTGACAGATCGGCCGACAGGTACGGCTTGACCAGCAGCAGGCCGGCCAACATCGGCGCTGGCAGCTGTTCGGCCAGCATCCCGGTGGCCAGCACGAAGGGAATGCCACGCGCCGAAAGCGCCGCGGCGACAGGCTCGCTGGTTTCGTTGCGGGCCAGCCGGTAGTCCAGCAGGGCCACGTCCGGGGCACTCTGTTCCAGCAGCCGCAGGGCTTCGGACACACTCGCTGCGAGCCCGACCACGGTCGCACCGGCATGCACCAGCTGCATCTGCAGGAGGGCCGCGCTCATCTCGTCGTTCTCGACCACCAGCACCCTCAGGTCCTGCAACACTGTCATCGGCTACCGCTCCTGGTGGCAATTGCACAGGGAGTATAGCCACCAAGGGGCCGATACCGACAGGAACCGGCCTGATAGGCCATCCCCCTAGGCATCTCCCGCCCACCTCGGTTACACTCGCACGCTGCCTGCCGGTGTGGCGGAATGGTATACGCAGCTGACTCAAAATCAGCCGGGGGTGACCCCATGAAGGTTCGAGTCCTTTCACCGGCACCAGAACCCCTTGCGAGACAAGGGTTTCAAAGAAAATGGCGTAATGGAGTCGTGAATCTTCCGGCTCCGCCCTTTTTCTTATCATTCCTTTCCCTCGCTACACCCCGCGCCGCAACTGCTGCAGCCCTGCCCTCACCCACGCCTTGGTGCGGGCGTCCCTCGCTCGAGGCTTCCTCTGCCGGCGGCTTGGGCGGCTCTAGCGCCGCCTTGATCTGCTCGATCTCCTTAGCCCCCGCCTCGGCCAGACGCCGGGCCTGCTGCTGCTCGCGCGTTGGTGGCAGGCCCGGTAGTGGCGGCGGATTCCGCTGGGGATAACATTGGCCCATCGGTCAGCGTAAGGAACCCATGATGCGTTCAATCGTTCTGGCAGTTGTGGTGTCTTCCCTGAGTTCTCCGGCTTTTGCCCAATCAGCCAGACCCCAGACTCCACCTGTATCCAATGCCGAGGCGTATAAGTGGATTCACATCAGCGGCAGCGTTACAGAGGCGACGAGCCGCGGCGTGACGATGCCCCTTTGGGACTCCGAATCCAAAGACGGCGAGTCACTCGACAGCTTTGTTACCCGTACAGGTCGTGACGCACTGCGCGTACTATCATCATCCCCGGCTACGATCTGCGGTCAGCTGGAAGAGACACCAGGCAAGTACAAGATCTTACTGAAAGCCACGAGCAAGGCGGCAGACTGTAGCGCCCAAGGCTCGCGCCTTCCCTACATGCATATCAGACGCACAGAAGCCGGTGTAAAGAGCGTTGGTCCGTCCCCGAGCGAGCTTCGCGGACCGGTGTATGTAGTCGACCTGTCTGGCATCAATTTCGAAGACGGCAGGAAGACTCGACCGGTCGTAGATTTCGGCAAGAAGTAGGCTGCGTTGCTGCGCAACCCTTGCCGCATGCCTGCGAACATCAGCTCTCCACTACACGACTGTCGGCTAATAACGATGCCTGCGCCGCTAATCGGCCACCAACGCTTGATTCATCTCAGTGCCAGAGCACCGCACCAAGCCCTTCGTAATCTAACGGTAGCTCCGCCCTCTCCGGCCAGGCGAACGTCTCCGGTTGCGGCAACAGCGCGCGCAGCTAGGCCGGAGTTCCGTTGCGAAGGGTGCAGATTCTGGCCGGGGACGCTGATTACGCCACGACGAAGAAGTACTACGTACACCTCGCCCCTGAGGGTAATGATGGAGCGGTGGCGAAGCTAACCTATTGATTCGCCACTGTGACCACTGTGACCAAGTAGTGCCTTTTGATGGCCAGATATGGCCAATGGCGGTGTAGCAGCTATCGCAAGTTATTGATTCTGGTGACCCCGGCCCGATTCGAACGGGCGACCTTCCCCTTAGTAGGGGGCTTCCACTGTTCGTTTAATCAATGGCTTACGAGACAGATGGGACCGGCGTGGGTCCATTTTCGCTCAAATGCCCCGCCGCATCTGCTGCAGCCCTGCCCTCACCCACGCCTTGGTGCGGGCGTCCCTAGCTCGGGGTTTCGTCTCTACCGGCGGCTTGCGCGGTTCGAGCGCCGCCTTGATCCGCTCGATTTCCTTCGCCCCGGCCTCGGCCAGACGCCGGGCCTGTTGCTGCTGCTCGCGGGTCGGCGGCAGGCCGGGTAGTGGCGGTGGCGGCTGGGTCGGGGTGCTGTCGGTCAGCCGGGCAACCGCCTGGCGCAGGGGCAGATCGAGATAGAGCCTGGCCGCACACCACCGCTCGGCGTACCGCTTCGCCTGCCGGACGTTGGCCGCGCGCACTTCCTTCACCTGCCACATCTTCTGGCCTTCCATCCATAGCCGGACCCCAGGACCGCCATCGGGAGTCACGCTGGCCGTCTCCCGGCCGTTGTACCAAAGCGCCCAGCGCTCGCCGGTCTGGACCCAGCCAGAGGGGATCGGGGCGGTGCGGAAGCCGTTGGAAGAGCGCATGGCCGGAAGGATACGGCTGGCCGTCGCAGATCCTGCGAAGCGGCAGCGACCTGCCTGAACCGCTCGGACTGGGTGCCGCCGCGGCGCTGCTCACACGCCCCGGGTTGAGCTACTTGCCGACACAGCTTCCTGCGTAGAGAATTTTGTCCAGCACGAAGTTCTTAACAATTCATGCTGTATGGTTGACGCATCTGGCTCCTCCCAGGCGCGAAATCCTTCGCCCCCGTGTCTAGCCCCTCACAGGCACGACACATGACACCCCCGACTGCTTTCCGGATCCTTCGGATCCGCCCTTTGTTGCGCCTAAATGGGACGATCGAGCGAGTCGAGACTCTTCAGGCTAAGTGCGGCGCATGCGGGGACGAATCACGTATGTCCCGCGGATGTGGGCTCTCAGATGTGGAGGGAGGTGTGCAGCTAACTTGCCCGGCCTGCAGTACGACGGGCATCTTGACCGTCGACCAAGCGTGGATCCTCTGGGGCGAGCAGATGAGGAAGGATCGAATTTTGGCGCTAGCAGGACTAGAGCCGGACGACCTAGATCGGCCCTAGATCCTGAACTACCGCCTGCCCCTCGCGCAGTGCGGCGGCTAGGAGCCGCCCGCCCGCCACCTGCCTTCCTACCTGTTTGTTGAGCCAAGCCGCTTGGATCCGGCCAGCAGCCAACACGTCTTCAGGAGCAAGGCTGTCTGGCCTGCCAACCAAGGGCTCTCCAGGAGAGGCTAATCCTCCATCCAGGGGCTGCACTACCGACGGCCGAGAACTGTCGCTCTTGGCATACGCGGTTGCCATCATCCGGCCGTTCTTCGGCGACCAGCCACCCAGCACCAACTCGGTCCCGAGCTGGTCGAGCGGCAGCCCGGCCTCCGCTGCCGCCTTCTCGTAGTTCGGCCATAGCTGATCCACCACCAACCCCAGCTCGGAGGACAGCTGCTCCATCGTGAAATCTGCGCGGAAGCTGGCCTGCAGCGCCAGCTCGTAGATGCGAAGGAAGAACTGGGTGGAACCGCGAGTAGCCAGTACAAGATTGTGCTGAGGAATGAGCAGCAGCTTTGCCCCGGAGGAATGCGCCCCTGTTCGGGCATCCTCTGCCAGAGTGTCTACCGCGACGACCAGCTGGTCGCGAGCGAGAAGAACGTTGAGGATGCTCATGTAGAAGGCAACGGGTAGTTCCGCGAAATATGGCAGCTTGAGTGCTTCGAGTCCAACAGCCATGAGGCTCAGAGAAGTAAGCGTGAGCTTCCACTTGAGCTTGGTGTGATGCGAGGCTCACATCATGTGGTAGACACTGCTGTCTCGTGGCTCTTCTCCGGCGCAGAATCCTTTGCTCCCGTGTCCAGCCCTAAACGGCATGGCCATGCACCCTCCCAATGCCTTCAGGATCCACTCGATCCTTCCCCTGCTTGCGCTAAATGGCGCAATCATCCGCTTGGAGCAGGTGCGCTCAACCTGCAAGAACTGTGGGCTTAGGTCATCACTGGCCCACGACGCTGGGTTCCATACGGACGTCAGGGGCACAACCCTGAAGTGCCCCGCTTGCGGAGCTACAGGATTGATGGACGAAATGGAGATCTGGCATCACTGGCTCGAGCAGTGCCGTCGCGAACGACTCCTCGCGCTGTTCGACCCCGAGCGCGATGATCAACTCGATATCGAGGACCCGAAATGACCGATGGCATCTCCGAACTGCTGGACCGTCTCCACTGCTGCGAAGTTGCGATCGAGGTTCATCGCGGCTATCTCAAGGCAATGGAGTATGCGCTGCGGGTTTCTGTCCTGACCCACCCGGCGCCCGAGCAGTTGACCGATACTTGGTTGCGCCTGCTACCTAGCATCGCGGCGAAGCACAAACACGATGGCGGCGCCCTCTTCGCCGCCGCCTTCGAGCAATCGTTGACGGTTCTAACCGAGCAAATTGGAGAGCCAAGTGACGGGGCCTAGACAGCTATAGCGTACGGCTCCACCAGCCCGACCAACAGATCCATGGCAGTCGCATAGGCTGCCTGGTGATCGCCTCGCTGATTGAATCGGGTCCAGTCCGCATGGGCCACGCGCCCAAGCTCATCCGATTCAACGGGCAGCCATCTCATTGGCCAGAACGGCAAGCGGCGCTGGCCCACCCTGCCCCGCTGCAGCTCTACGATCCCGTTATGGCTACTTGCGCCCAATACGCGGGAATAGGCGACTGACAGTCCATCCTCTGGCCCCTCCAGGTACTGGAGGAAGCGTTCGCCATCGAAGAGGAGCACCCCCGTAACTCCAGCGTTACGGTTGAACCGGGCCGCGTCGTCCACAACTTGGTCCAGCTTTCCGCTGGACAGGCCTAGCTTGTCGCCGGCAATGTCCTCGCCGGCGCTGCTCACGTATACAACCGCCCTGATGGGCATTGCACACCTCCTTGACGAGGGACCAGCCTACCAGCAACGGGTTCATGTCAGCGCGAGGTGGCGGACGCGCCCTGAACGCGTCAGGTTCGCGTATTGCTGAATTCGGAACTTCGTCACATGATGCAGGCCCATCGACATGCACCATGCACGAAAGTTCTCGGTACTAAGCAATGCCCGACACTGGCCTTTTCTACGTTCTGGATATAGATGTGGTGCGCCGCGACGAAGGCAATATCGAACGCGTGAACGCAATCAGCGTACGCTGCAACCGCTGCCGGCACATCACGCATTCCAGAACATCTGGCTTGGAGACCATGCCAGGAGGCACCCTGCTCGCATGCGCAGGATGCGGCAATCGGCAAGCGGTCAGTAACGCGCGCTTGGTCGAATGCGACCACGTGCTAAGGCACGGCGACCCAGCAACACATGCTGCCCAGCCCGGTCTTCGTGGCCAAGTAGGGTGACATAGTCAGCGCTCCACCTCAGCCGTCGGCTGGGTGCCTCCCAGCCAAGCTCCCCATCGTGAAGGCATACCCGGCTTCTTCCAGCAGTGCCCTCATGCGCAACTCCACACGACGGGGAGAGCGCAGTCCATTCGGCGCATAGAGAGCATAGACGTAGCCAGCGCCGTCAATGATTTCGCGGCGGACTGCGCACTCGGTTGACTCGGTAGCTTCGCACCAGACAGACATTAGCCTAGCCGGGCTGATCGACTGACCATTGCGGAGTCGGAAGAAAAGCCAGCGCACGCCTGGCGGTTGAGCTTGATCTACTCTAGCCATTGTGAGCCCCGAATCCGTCTGGATAAATCACTGAGAACTTCGGGATCCAGACGAGGGCGCTCATCTTTCGAAGAACGCGGTAGATCTATGCGTTGGCTACCGTTCACTAGGGCGGGGAGATCAGACTGCAGATCAATCCACCATTCGGAAGGAAGCCTGAGTCCAGTACCCGTTCGATCGTAGATGCATATCGGGAAATTCATAGCGTTGCTCCTAGATCCACCGAGCATACGCTTGCGCAATGTCAGGTCGAAATGCGACTGCTACAAGGCTGAAGCATCAACTCTCTTCGCACATATGAATACGTGTGCTTCGTCTCGCTGAACTTTCAGGAATGACTCAAGCCAGCAAAGAGCAGCGCCTCTATTCGCAATCACCCTCCCCAACTTTTCAGTCAAACACCGCGCACACTCCATTCCACCAGGGCTTTGGCCTTGACAGGCCCGGCACTGAGCCATCGTCGTCATGGTCGCCGGGCGCGATTGATACATGATCTTCGTCATCAAGTTCACAGCTTGAGCGTGGGACGACATATCGACGTTCCTATTGATACAGAAGGAGCCGCGCTGGGCGCGGCCACTCCTTACACGTCAACGGCGGCTATCGCGACCAGCACTGCCCTTTTGGTCCTGGCCATGGGACGACTGCTCACGCTCCTTGCTTCCCGGCTGCTGCTGTTGCTGACCTTGCTTTCCGGCGAGGTCTTCACCGCCAAGCTCGTTCCCGTCCACCTGACCCTGCTGGCCTGGCTGCTTCTTCTCGCCATCCGAGTTGGGACGGTCGTTTTGGTTTTGGGGAGAATTGTTCATGTCTTACTCCGATGCAGCCATCTGCTGCCAACCCACAGTGCTCCCCAGCGCGTTACGCAGCCGTGCCGGATTGGCGCAAGTATGAACAAGTGTCATGAACAGGCCGATGTTCTGAAGGGTGTACAGTACAGTCCCGATAGGAGCCGAACATGGAACGCATGAGGAACAAGGATTTCGTTGACGTCGAACGCGAGCTCACCCACTGGAGTTTGGCATTCAACTCTGGTGCCCTACCTGCTGTTAACTTTCGCCATGAGGTTGACCCCGTCATCCGGATCGCATGTGACATCTACGTCAGGGATCCGCATGGAACACGCGCAGAATGGTTGGACGAACTCGAGGGCAGGCTTGCCGCCGGATCCAGTCTCCGTGGTCACCCTGGAGCAGCGGAAATCGCAGGCCGGTGCTGGTCGCGACTCTCGTGTTCCTAGGAACGTTCATCCCGCGACGCTGCGTCGTTACCCTCTCGCATCAACTGGTCATTCAACACGTGGACGATGGAAATGACCGCATCGGCAAGCGCCCGCGAGTCACTGATTGATCCGTAGAAGTAGATCTTCGAGCCCGCAACCCGGATTTCGGCCAAGGAGAGCTGAGACGCCAGCATCTCGCACTTCATCACGAAAAGTTCAGTCCATCGAGCACCCGGCGCAATATCCAATAACGCAATGATGGCCTCGTCGGTAGATGAGTCGACATGCTCATAAAGCTGCGGAACGTCAAAACCGACGATCCTGGGAAGCATGGAGGCGCTCAACAGTTGATCCTCTTGCTTATGGGCGATCTGAGTATCCTCCACGATACTCGAATCCACAATCTGCCCGAGCTCGCGCTCTTACCCGGGTGTCGACGTCTCGATGTCCCATTACGTCTAAGGTGCCCGTCGCCACACAAAGGTGGGCGGCGTGGATCAGGCAGGAATAGCACATGGATGCCATCTCGCCGCAAGCGCCGTTGCCGCCGCGTGAGGATCAAGTCACGGGCTGCGGTGCCAGTCCATCCAGCGGCAGCTCCGCCTGCTTCGGCAAGGCCGGATGGTTCAGGGATAAGCCGGGCGTCAACATGCTCAGGCATGACGGTAATGATGGTCCGATCATGGCGGCCAACGTCCGCTAGCAAGCACTTGCCCGTAGGAATTTCCTTACACGAAATGCAGTGCGCGACCGATTGACAAAGGAACAGCACATTGCGACTTTGCAGGAGGGAATTGGCAATTACTTGGCTTCGGCGGTACGAAATTGAAAAAGATCTTGATCGTAGTACCTGTCCTGCTGGCAGCCGCCGTAGGCATCATCGCAATCAATGCCAGAAGCACCGGACGCGACACTCGCGCAGAGCAAGTCGAAACCAGCGGCAGGTCGACCTCAGCACCAGACCACAACACGCCGAAGCCGTACACATCTCTCATCTCTCAGCGAAAGCTTGACCCCAAGGTCGTGCAACCGGTGGGATCACGAGCATTTGCCGTTTCGCGCAATGGCGCTTTTCGCCCTAGTGGCGATGCCAAAGACTTCATCCTCTCTCGCATAGCTGCGTCGGACGCTGGCGATAGCATTGCAACGTACGAGATCTATCTCGCTGCCCTCGATTGCAGAAACGCAGGTTCACCGGACGAAATTCAGTCTGCAGCTGTTCTAGCGAGTAAATCAGATCAGCAAGGTGCACTGGAATCCTCTGAGAGGCGTCTGAAGGAGTGCTCCTCGTTACTGAAAGACTCTAGCCTGTCGCCTCCAGGAAAGTGGCTGATCAAGGCCGCGCGTCAAGGTTCTATTGAAGCCATGCTGCTTTACGCTACCGATACCGAATCGGCATTTGGCGGTTCACGTGCGGCCATACAGAACCCGGAAGCCGTTGCCGAATGGAAGTCTGACGCTGTCTCATTCCTCAATGCCGCCGCGAGCGAAGGCAGCGTTGATGCCTTGATTGCCCTCGGGCGCGCTAACGCCAACGGCATAATTGTGAACAAGAATCCGACCGAAGCCTTTGCCTATTACTTGGCAGCCAAAAGGGCAATGCCCTCAGCGTTCTCGGAAAAATTGCTCGGCATGTACCAGAAGGAACTGAGCGCCGCTGAGCAGCAGGCGGCCATCAGACGAGCCGATGCAATTTACAAGAACTGCTGCCAATAACCAGAAAGGACTTCTGATGTCTCGTAGTACCAATGCAGTGCTCTCCATCGCGCTGGTGGCGGTCTGTGGCTGGGTCTTCTACGCCAAAGCAACCGAAGGCGGCCAAACTTACGGTCCGCTGCCTTGCTCAGCTTGCCGCCTAGAAACCCCAATGCCAGGGCCAGGAACCCAGACCTTCCTTGATGCCTGGGCTTGGGATGTTCGGCACACGACGGCGGTTTGGACTCAGATCGTTGTCAAACCCAACGACAAGATCGTGGTGTGCAACGGAACATCATGCGTCACCTACACGATGACCGACAGCAATAGCTACCTCGGCGGCCAAGCGACGCCTCAGACTTCGAACCCCGGCGGCGGTGGCGGCGGTGGCGGTGGTGGTGAGGGCGGCGGCGGTGGTGGCGGTGGCGGTGGCGGAACCAACCTTGGCGGTTCCGGGGGCTGCGTTGGGAATTGCACGGGCGTCGTGACCGTGAAACCGCCGTTCACGGAGAATCCGAAGTAAGAAGGGCCGACATACGCTGTAAAGGCTGCGGCCCGTAGTGGCCGCAGCTTGCCGCGTGCAGCAGCCGGTTGATGGATCAGCCCCCCCCCCTTACTAGATCGAACGCGAACAACTCGACAAAATCTGCTGCGTCAGGTGGCTTAGAGGACAACGCCCGGGCTTCCAGTAACTAGCGGCAGCTCCGCCTTGTCCGGCCACGCGAACGTCTCCGGTTGCGGCAGCAGCGCGCGCACCTGCTCCCAGGTCTCGATGCCATCCGGCGGCGCCAGCACCAGCTGCTCCAGCGCCTGGTTCACAGCATCGCGCCAGGCGACCATCGCCCGCGCCTCCGCGCGATATCGGGCCACGCTGCTGTTGTAGTAGCTGGCGCACGACTCAATGCCGTCGTAGCCACGCTCTACCGCTTCGGCGCGCATCCACGCGAACGCCTGGTCGCGGATGTAGCGATAGTGCGCGGGAGTATGCGGCTCGAAGCCCAGGCCGGGCGGTGACGCCGGCAGTGGCGTGTTCTGCTCCAGCCATTCGTTCGGCCATAGGTAGTGTCCGCGAGGAATGAACGCGCCGGTCTCCACGCAGCGAATCACATCCGGGTCTTCGGTGAGTTGGTACATGATTAAATCTCCGCGTCTGCCACCCAGTGGAACCAGCCGCCATAACGACCGGACGTGTTAGACCACTGCATTTCAAAGCCGAACGTTCCAATGTTCTGAACCTGCACAGGGCGCATGCTCCCGTCGTCCTGCGCGATGTTTCCGGCACCGCTCGGCCCGGGACCGGGTGCGGGGTAAACGGTCACCGTGGGCCACGCCCGCTTACGCACAGTGAACGCCTGAGCAAAGAAGATGAAGTTGCTACCAGCCGCACCCATTGCAATGGACCTACGCCCGTTGTTGATGGCTGTACCTGGCGGGTTGCTAAGGTCGTAGGTCTTTTCGTAGTAGCGCTGACAAAGTGCCAGCTCCACTCCAGCGTGCCGGTTTTCAAATGAGGTGGCGAATTGCCCTTCTTCTACCTGCACGTCAGTCACGTAGATGACCCCGTTGGGCTGTTGGCCCAATCCTGCATTGCGAGAATTCCAATCGGAACCGCCAGAGAACCAGATCGTCAACGCCAAGTTGTCCCCAGCTGTGGCTGTCTTACCTGCAGTACTCGGGACAGTGAGCGTGTGGGCAATGGTCGTCCAGCCTGCACCAATCGAAAAGACCTTGCTCCCGATACCGGTAACCGCTGGCGTGCTTCCTCGAAAGTTCTGCACGAACTCAATGGCAATTTGCCTGTTTGAACCTGCCGGAGCGTACACACGCATGGACACAGTTACCTGCTTCCCCTGCATCGTGTGTACATTCTCGATGCGTTGCTCCATAACAGCGTAGTGCCCGGAGCCACCGCTGATGGCGATTTCAGTTTTTGGCAGCGCCTTGCCGCTATTCTGAACCTGGTCGTAATCCGCAGGGTTGAGCACATTTGCTGTCAGCGTTATTGATGCGCCGGCACCAGCGTTGATCAGCCAACGATCCGCCGAGTACTTGGCGTCGCTGCTATTGGCTGGTGCCGTTGACGTGAACGTGTTACCCCGCTGCCAGATTCCGAAACCGCCGTTGATAAGTACGTTCTTTCCGATGAAGCGTGCACCAAGCGCAGTGTCTGCGTTCTGGCGTGCGGCCACTTCTGCAGCGATGGCCTGCGAGAGCGCAGTATCGGCACCGTCCCGCAGCTGCTTCTCCTGCTGCAGTGCGACCTTCAGGTCCTCCACGTCCTGACCACCGGTCTCCAATGCCGAAAGGCGTCCCTCGGCATCCGCGAAGTTGTCGTTGCAGGTTGCAAAGGCGGTGAACGCGTCGTCGCCTGGGCGGCCGTCCGGCTGGATGGTGGTTTGATCGATGAGTTTCTGCGGCATGTGTGTTCTCTGCTGTTGATCGCCCACGGCAAAGCGGGCCGGACATGCCGGTCCGCGCCTTGTGCGGTTTCAGTTCTCGACCGAGATGATCGACAGGCTCTGCGTGATGGACTGCTGCTGGAAGGAGCCGGAGGTGTGCGACACGGCCTGCTCGGTGAAGCTGGTGATCACTGCGCGGTAGGTCATCGTCTGCGCGCTGGTGCTGGTGTCGTTCACCGTGAACGAGCCGCCCCAGTCGGAAATCGCGTTGTCGGGGCCATCCGTTTCGTTGAGGATGTTCACCCCGCCGCTGGCGTTGAGGACCTGCCACAACGATTCAGCGCCCTCCCCGACCCGCCGATAGATCTCCACGCGTGCTGTGTTCTGGCCGCCGCCCGCGACAAAGCCGTCGCTGCCGTAGGTGGTCTTGGTCCGGATATGCCGGCGGGAGAAGCTGACAGTGACGCTCCGCACGCGGCCGTTGGTGGCGAACGGGCCGTTGACCAGCTCCACGCCGACGGTTTGAGTGGTCGTCGTCTGGACCGCGTTACGCAGGATGCCAGCCGACAGCTGGCCACCGAAGTAGGCACTGCCGTTGGCGTCCATCCACATGACCGCGTTGGACTTCGCCGCGGCCCCGGCCCCGACGTTCGGCCCGAAGTAGTCAACCAGGTTGTCGCCGGCAGCGCCGAAGTTGGTACCGATGATGCGTTGGGCGGCGCCCTTCCAGACGCGCAGGAAGCCATCGCGCCACTCCATGCCCTCGCTGGCCCCGGGCGAGATGACCTCGAACGTGTTGCTGGCGAAACGGGTGTTGATGACCTGGCCGTTGTTGTCGATGACCATGCCGCCAATCAGCGGTCCGCCGCCGCTGTTGGCGATGACGTTCAGGAACGCCCGGGCCAACACCTGGGTCAGGCCGTTCTCGTTCTGCACGACCCGGGCCTCCATGCCCTGGACCACTTCGGCGCTGGCCTTGCCGGAAACCTCCGCCTTCACCGACGCAAGCTGGCCCGTGACGGCCTCGATGCCGTTCTCGGTGACGGCCACGCGGGCGTCAATGCGCTCCACGTAGTCGGATGATGCCTTGCCCTCCAGCTCTGCGCCCACGTGCTCGATCTGTTCGGCTTGGCTGGCCTGCTCGGTTGCGATCAGCTCGATGGACTTCGTGGCACTGGCCTTGAAGGCGCCCAGCTCGACGTTGAGCGAATCGACGGTCTTGGCCACCGCCCGATCACCCTGGACGATGACCGACTGCCAGGTGCGCACGCCGGCGTAGACGTTCCGGTCACCCGCGTTCCAATCGCGGTCACCAGCGTGCTTGTAGGTGATCTGCGCTTCTAGCGACGATGTGCGATCTCCGACCGCGCGCAGGCCCCCTTCGGTTTCCTCCACCCGGCCGCTGACCGCGTCGACCGCCTCGACCGACGCTACCTTGCCGTCACCGGCCGGCATACGCGCGACGATGGCGTTGATGCGGCCGGCCTCGGCCGCCAGGTCCGAAGCGTTCTGGTAGGCCATGTCGATCGACGCAGCCAACGCCTCGCCCACGCCAGAGAAGTTGCCCACCAGCTGCCAATCATTCTGGGAGGCGCCAGGCTCAGCGTCGGTGTTCTCGCGCAGCGCCCGGTACAACTTCCCGTCGTGCCGGGTGAAGTCGCCCACCGGGTAGGTCTTCCCAGCCTCCCATTCGTCGGCCTCGGTCAGATCCGCGACGATCGCTCCGATGGCATCTGCGTGCGCAATGGCCGCTGCCATCGCGTCGTTGGCCTTCTTTGTTGCGTCGGCCGCGGCTTCACTCGCGACACGGGCATCCTCGTTGAACCGCTCGATCTTCTCCTGGTCGATGCGCTGCTGCGCGTCGATGAGCTCCTGAATGGTCTTGTCGATCACCTGGCCGAGGTTGGCGCCGAGCTTCTTGGTGATGACACGGGTCTCGGTGGACAGCTCCCCAGACGTGTTCACACTCCGGCAGGCGAAAGTCCAGTCGCCCGACTCCGGCACAACGGCTTCGAAGGGCACTGCGTGGTAGCCGCTGCCCCCGATCGGGATCATCTGCTTCCATTCCGGTCGCAGCACCGCACCCTGCATGTACCGGATCTCGACGCCGGCAAAGTCTGGCGACTGGATGCTGTTGGCCAGGAAGCCCCAGGTGTACATGCGCACGCCGCCGGACAGCTCGTCCACGTCGAAGAAGTCCACCAGGCGCGGCGGCACATCCGCACCGGCCGTGATGTAGGTTACCGACGCTGCAACGCCGGCCCGGCCGTCGGGGCTGAACGGTCGGACCACCACGGTGTACTGGTCCGCATGGCTGATGCGCCAGGTGGCCGTACGGGTGGTGGTCTGGGCCACCTCGGTGAGCACACCGTCGCTGCCGGCGGCAAGCACAACGATGTTACCGACCGGGCCGCTGATCTCGAAGGTGACGGTCAGCTCGGTGAACACCGTATCGCCCTGCACCACCTGCTGCTCAGTGATGGCCAGGCCGCTGGCAATCGGGCGGCTGGTGATCGGATTGGTATTGACCGGCGGGACGTACTCGCCGGTGAGCACGTAGTTCCAGAACTCGGGCGGTTCGGGCACCACGGACACCTTGGCGCCTTTCAGGTCGCTCTCGGGCTCGATGCCGACCACGCGGACCCGGTAGCCCGGCGTCTGCTTGAAGTCGTAGATCCAGATGGTGTCGTGAGCCGGGTTATCCGGTGTGTCTCCAGGCAGCGGCGCATCGCCTGGCCAGGAACCGGTCAGGCGGATGGTGTCGCTGGTGCCGGTGAACGGCTGCACGCCGAACACGCGGTACACCCGTTCGCCGGGGATGCGCAGGCCGATCCAGGCGTTGCCGTTGGTCGGTGCCTGGACCGGCTCGTCCAGCCGCAGCGTGACAACGCCGTTGGCCGCGGTGGCCGAAACGATCCGGCCGCCGGCGCCCCACTGCGTCAGGTCGTGCTGCAGTGCCAGCAGGGACAGGCGACGATAGCTCAGGTGCTCGATGTCCGTGCTGTAGGTGATGTCCTTGTACTGGTAGAGCGACTGCGCCAGGTGGTAGCGCGCCATCCGCGCGGCGTGCGCCTCGTTGGTGATGCCCTCACCCTCAACCGTGGCCGGGTTGAGCATGGTGGTTACGCCGGGCGCGGCCACGCGCAGGGTCTTGGTCGTCCAGTCGGTGGCGTCGTAGTAGCTGTACTCGATCCCGTCGGCGGCGTTGGCCAGGGTGTAGTCAACCTGGAATTGCCCCTTCTTGATGGTGGCCATGTTCACCACGCCGGACAGCGGCTGCTCCGACCCGGCCCACACCACCGACAGGCGGCCGCCGGCCCATGTGATCTGGCCGAACCCGGCCAGCGCGACGGCGTTGAGCACGTCATCGTGGTTGCGGACATCCTTGATGTAGTTCGAGTAGCCGTAGCCGTTGGCCTGGCAGAACAGCATGAAGGCCTTCAGCGCCTCGATATCGATCTGGACGTCGTCCAGGCCAATGCCGGCGATCAGCTTGCCGTGCTCGTCCCTGAAGCCGCGGGCATAGGCCAGGATCAGTGCGCCCGGGTTGTTGGTCTCCTTCGTCGCCCACCCCGCCTCCGTCCAGACCGGTGCCGGCTCGGCGTAGGCGACGCAGCGGATCTCGTCCGGCTGGCCGTTGAGCTGCCCGGTTGCCTTGATCCGGATGCCGATTCGGGCCAGACCGGCGTAGTCGGCGGTGTCCTTCTGGATGCTGGTCAGGGTGGACCAGGTGAAGTCGCTGGTGGCGCCGCTGCCGTCGGTGTTGTGGCCGGCAATGCGGACCCGCACTTCGTACTGCCCCTCCGGTACGTCCCGGGAGTAGCTGCGCCGCTGCTGCTTCTGCGACCGGCTGACGATCGAATAGGACCCGAAGAAGCTCCAGTTGGCGATGCCGACGGCGCGGTACTGGATCTCAATCGTCTCGCGGTTGTCCTTCGGCTTGCCCTTGCTGGTCGTGTCGAACAGCATGAAGTCCACGTCCACCTTCAGGCGGATCGTGTTCGGGCTGCTGGTGCGCTGCACCCACGGGCTGGCCTGGCCCTTCTCCGCCTCCAGCGCGCCGCCGTTGATCGTGTCGGCATTGCTGTACAGCGGGATGGCCTCGCTGGGCATCTCGGAAAAGCCGTTGTGCCACACCGTGACGCCCTCGAAGGACGACAACAGCGCATCGCCGTTGTACAG